TTGCGCAAGACAGTAAAGATGCTCCTTTCCAGAAGCGAAGTTTATAATGTGTAAGCTCCAACTGAAAAGGATTTATGCGGGAGTAATCAAAAGGAAGAATTGCAGCCTCTTTGCCTAAATAAGTGTGCCCACAATATGTTGTTCCTTGACGACGCAATAGAGCACCCTCTTCCACAGGATAATAATTTTGACAAAGGTCAAGACCCTGCTTATAGGCTTCGCTCTCCATGCGACCTTGAATTAGATCAGAAAACTCACCGCCCAGGAACGATGTCTGCATAAATGATGCGCGTGCCATTAACGCCTCACCGAGATCAATTCATCTTCTTCGCTTTCGACTGGCCCAACTTCAATTGCATTAATAAGCCGCGCGTCACCAATAGCAGTATTATACAAAGCTGCTACTGTAGCAATCTTTGTATTTGATTGCGTAAGTTCTTCGCACGTTTCAACTGCAATTTTTGCCGCGAGACCCTCGCTAAACAAAGGATCAAATTTGGTTGGGTCTTCTTCATCACGAATATATCGGATGAATAAAGGGCCTGCATCATCTGTCACGAGTTGCTTATTTTCAATCAAGTGATCTGTTTTGCAAAAGATATACGTTGGGTCAGTGGGGGCCAGACGAAGGAAATCACGAGGCAACACATATGCATATGTGCGTCCTGTCAATGGAGATACAAGAGTAGTGGTGGCGCCGATTGGCAAACCATCACCCGTCAGATCATGATACTCGGTGCCATCAACAAGCGTGGCTCCTGCCTCGGTCTTCTTGATTATGACCCAGAACTCTGTGCTGTTATAAAGCAACTCACCTGGATAATAAACAACATCACTATCATATACCGTGGCTTCAAGTGGACCCCAATACTCTTTCCAATTTGCAGTATCAGTTACCGCGTTTCCAATGTTCGCCGCAGTAAGAGATTGGTAATGGGTAGTGCCATTTGTGACGATATCATACTTGGCGTATGTTTCACCAACCACCCAAGTTGGAAAGGTTACTGTCTTGTCAGTTGCAAGGATGGGGCGCAGCACTGCGCGCTTTGTGGCAAAGGTCCAATAATTGCGGCGTAGTTCGGACAATCGTAGCCGGTCATAAACAAAGTTTACTGCCGCTGCTTCCTTAGTGTCGTCCGTAAGCGCAGTGATACGCCCTGAAGCCCCAACACCAATCATTTGGAGACCTCGGTTGCAAATTTTTACAACTGTGTTGGCTGCGGTCATGTCAGACGCGCCTTATGTATATTCGCGAAAGCAAAGAACCAGGGTGAATATTTGACCTGAAATTGGAGTAAAGCCAGTAGCATCTGTTTCTCGCAGGGTCCAAAATATTTCACCCTCAGAAGATGGAACAATACAATGTGGAAAAGCTCCAGTACTAGAATACGTATCACCAGTCTGTACAGGCGCGCAAGCACCATCGGCAAATTGATTAAATGTACCAACTACATCAGAAGTCAAATGCCCAATCCATCCGGCTGCGCCGGTTGCTACAGCATATGCCCCATTATCGCCATTGGTAAAAGTCGGAGCCGTAGTCCAAAGATCAATGTGCCCAGCAAAAGTAGTAAAACCCGTAGTAAGATTGGTGTATAAGAAACCTTGTTGTAATTCAAAAGTACGACGGGGTGTAAGCGATAGACTGGGAACAATAATCGAACCTGCTGTTGCATTGTCTGCAATAAGATCATTCTGCGCATAGGCAGTAGTGTTGGCCGGGCGGGTAAGCGTAGAGCGAACTTGAATTAGACGGGTCATATGGTCAATTCTCCTGTTCCTTTTGCAGCTTGGATCAATCTATCCACCGCCGCATGAAGATCACCAATAGTTATGACCTGGGCTGTATCCCAGGACAATTCAACACCACCAGATGCACCTGCTTCAACATCTGCCGCCACTTTATACGCCGTCCAATCAGTATCAACTGCTGTCAACGCCGTCTCTTTTGTTACGGCTGCGAGATACGCAACCCACGCGCTGTCAAGAGTATCAATTTCTGCCGAAGCATCACCTGCGCCAATTGCCTGTGCGGCAGCTACAGCAGCAATTAGAGCATCCAGTTCTGTATTTACATTCAAGTCTCCCGCAGCAGCATCAAGATACGCCTGAACCGAAACATCAACTGCATCAATTTCTGCTGAAGCATCACCAGCTCCAATTGCCTGTGCCGCAGCCACATCTGCGGTTACCACCGCATGCTCTGTTGCCCCGCCAAGCGCCAACACCGTAGCAATTGAAGCATCAAGAGTAGCTGCTTCACCAAGGCCACTTACAGACCCTGATATTCTGGATACCCCGTTTACTTTGCCTGCTGTAACAGAGGCTCTAAGAGCTATAGTAGCCATTATGGATAACTAATGTTGGCATCATCATCCACTAGGATACGCTGCTTAATCTTCTCAATTGCATTTGCAATCTCAATACGGGTAAGGCCAGCAACGGCGTCAGTTACTACAATCTCCACATCTTTGCTTGTAGTGGAAGTGTCTATTGTTGGCTGCGCAGATGTTGCAGCCTCTTCTTTGTCTAATCCAAAATAATGTTTAGCCATTATGAACTCCGTGTTGAGCAGTGCAAGCACTGCGTTAAGTGCATCTCTTGTCGCAATTATACCCCCTTGATAGCCATCATGCAAGAGGGCTTTAGCCTGGGTTAGTTTAGAGGGTTGCGAGAAACGTGTCCAGATCACCAAGGGCTGTTATTACAAGAGGAACCTTGGTAATTATGTCATCAAGAGCCGCTGCAATTGCAGTCAATGTAGCAACCATTTTCTATTCCTTTCTGAAGGTATCTAGGCCGGGTGCAAACGCAGAGCCGGTTTCTAGGTTTAGTCAATGTATTCAACTTTGACTGCAATAGTTGTTGGGCCGCCATTGCCAGTCGTGGAGATATCGAGAGTGACGAAGAAGAAACCCCCAGTGACAGCACGAGCAGCAGCTTCCGTAGCATAACCAAGGACTTCCCAAAGAGGCTGGGTCTGTTCCGTGGCAGTAAACTCGGCGCTTTCATTGGTAACATCATAGTTCCAGTATGGACCACCAGCAAAGTCGAAGGCAGATGCAAACAAATCTGCATCTTTTACCGTAAAGGTGCCATCGCCATCATCGGTAAAGATACCAATGTTGGCTGCAAGCGCAGTCGTGGCGTCTGCCGCCGAGACCTTTACGGCCTGAACTCGGGCAGTTACCGGAACTGGGACTGCAACCACATTTACAGTATCGGCAATATCCGCAGCAATAGTGCAGAGAGCAACAGACGCTTTTACGTAGCCACCTTCCTGATTTGCATTATTGCGAACAACGGGAGTGGCCACACGGTTGGTTACCAGATCAGAGAGAACTTCAGACATTTTCTATATTCCTTTCATTTTGGACGATTATTGGAAGAGGTTTCAGCCCCCTCCTTTAATCATTATTCGTCACAGATGACTTTGGCAACACGGCCAACTTCAAGGCGAGTAGCCCCAAAAGAAGCGGACGTGTATAGGTTCCAAGGCTCACCAGACAGATCGTTGCGCTGGCTGACATTGTTCTGAAGGTCTTGCCAAGTGCCCAAATATAGGCCCGACTTAACAAACGCGATACATTCACGATTGTCAGTGTCGGCCAATGCGAGCCGGTTTGACACAATTATGTCAAACCCAAGGAAGCGCTTCACGCGGCCATCTACCAATACTGGACGGTCATTGAAGTCAGTGCTGACAACCTGAACCTGGTTCAGAAGGTCCGCGTGCTGCTTCGGCCCGATGATCAAGGTTGCCGGGTCCATATCAAGATCGACATTGGCTTCCTCGAAGAGACGGATGGTCTCTATCAGTTTCGGAACAACGAGGCCCGTTTCCGTGCCCGAAGAGCCAAAGTCAGCAGCCACATCATACGCGGTATCCCACGCTTCAGTGCCCGTGCCGGTCTCGCCAATATAAGAAGTGGCATGGGCCGCGCGGATAATTTCATCATCCCATGCGCGACCAATTGCATTAGACGCATTTTCCGCGTATTTTGATTTTGGATCAGTAATCATTTTCAACTGGTCGAACTTATCGAAGAGTTGGTCGATCTCACGATCAATAGGGAACAACCAACGCCGGGTCAAAGCTGCGTCAGTACGGTTCTTGGGTGCAAAGCGACCAGCGGGAGCCTGCGCGGTGATCGAGCCAACCTGGTCGAGCGGCGAAGCCTGCTTGGAGCCGGTGTGCGACCCCTCGGTTACGCGGCCACGGAGTTTAGAGCCTTTTTGCTGGAGCAATAGGCCAACATTCGTGGAAAACTGGGATACGAATAGATTAGGGGCATTAGCTGACATGGTTAATAGTTCCTTCTAAAAGGTTGAGCCAAATATAATTCTTTCTGGTTGGCCGTATCCATTCAGGGAGCCTGTGTAATGCCAAGTTCGTGGGCGTTGCCGTGTGCCACTTCGTGAACCCTGGAGGGAGGAGGGAAGGAGGAGACCCTGCCTCCCTCCGGTTCGCGATGATCGACTTGAGCGATCAGAGTGAGTATCATAAACCAAAGTTTATTAAGTTGTCAAGTCACCCATATGCAATGACGTGGAGGGCATCCATCTCTTGTCTTTTGACTGCATCACCATTGAGATAAGCCTTTGACCAGGCATCATCATTTCTAAGTTGAGATATACGCTCTACAGCACCTTCTTTTGTATAACGCGTATTTCCGCCTCCAGGTAATTGGTTTTGCACAAAGACATCTTCCCCAAGTTTGCTGCCAATCTCAAGGAATTTATCCATGGTACTTTTGTACCCAAGGAGATTAACAAGACCACCAATTTGCTCAGGACTAAAGCCCAGCTTATCGAAGGCTTTCTGAACAACCAAGGCATTGGCAGAAGCGTGTTGGCCCCAATTTTTCAGAACTTCATCTTTTTCAACCTGGGTTTGGGTTTCATATGCAGCAGTTTCTTCAGTGGTTATTGCTCCGGTTTTTTCTGCCAAAAGCCGTGCAACACCCTGCGCTTGTTCTTTGGTCAAACCAAGTTCATGCGCAGCAGGAGCAAAAAACTCCTGAAAAGCTACATCTACGTTTGGCACCGCGCCAAGTTCATAGTCTTTGGCTTCTGAAGGCCGACCTAGCTTTGTCCAAAGAGCTTTGCGACCTTCTACATCTGCGCTGTCCTTTGGCAGACGAACGAGTTGATCTGCGGGTACACCCAGCTTGGCTTCCGCTGCACGGTGGGCTGCGACAGTCTTCAAGGCCGCTTCCTGTGGTGTGAGCTTGTCAAGCCCTCGGTTCTGGAGATAACCAACGGTTTCAGTGTCTGCTCCTTCAAACCACGGTTTGTTTGTTATTACTGGGGCTGTGGGTTCTACAACGGGAGCTGTGGGTTTTACAATGGCTTCAGGCATTTTCTTGTTCCTTTTCAAAAGGTGTTCCCGGCGAATATATCGCCAGAAGCTCTTGTGGGGAAAGGTTTAAATGGTTGGCTATTCGTAGCCAAACTTCCCGCCGACCTTCCAAAACGGCGTGAATACGGGGGTCTGGGTCAAAGCAAGTTTCCATCGCGCGACAGAACTTGGCAAGATCATGAAGGACAGCGCGCTGTGCTCCTCGGTCGCCCTTGCCAAATACAAGGCCATAACTTCTTGATCGTGCTCTTATGAAATCAATTATCTTGAAAGCCATATTTTTCTCCTATTCTTTCCAACCACTTTTTTGTCTTTTGCTATAAAGAGTTTCATGGTCGGGGTTGTTCCTATACATAAAATCTGCAACATCTCTCTATCAAGGAGATTAAAATTTTCTACTTTAATCTCATTCGTGAGGGTAGCACTGCCTTTGAAATCAGGCATCCATCTGTGAATTGTTTTTTTCTTGTCATCAATAATGAGAAACATTAACCCTTCTTTCCTGCGACCGCTTCAGCTTTCATCATTGCTGCTGCTGCGGGTGCCGCTTGGATTTGTTGTTGGATTGCTGCCTGCTCGGCGCGGTTCTTTCGGATAGCAGCAATCTTTCGTTCGCCATTCATCCATCGTTCCGGCACTGCTTGAATGTCTGCCATCTCTGGCATGATAACGTCCCAATCAAAATGATCGAGGGGTTCCGGGTTGCCTGTAATCTGCACCACGTTTAAGGTGGTTTCCAGAGTACGCATCAAGCCAGACACTTCCTGAGATCGTGCTGCCTTGGCAAATGGCGAAGTGTAAACCGCCTCATAGGTGCCTGCTGCTTCAAGCAATACGGGTGGTAGCGGCGCCAGCATACCAAGTTCTGCCATCACATCAAGCTCTCGATCAATCATAGGCCCAAGATAGCCAGACTGTTGCCCCTCAATGGTTGGTGCAAGAAGTATGCCTTTCTCATTTGCCATCTCTACAACTTGCGTTGCAGTCAGAACTTTTGGGTCTTCAAGAAGAACTTGGAAGAGCCGCACAAGAAATACATCATTGATTACCGCACGTTCTTCTTCCATTAAATCTTTACCAACCGCAATGTTTCCAGTGGGCAATGTATGAACCAGTGGTTTTCCGTCTGCGGTTACGCTCCCACCATTCATCGCTCCAGGACGCATATTAAAATTGGCAACGCCATCATCATGCGAGAGCAATACTGGATCAACAGAGCGGTGGCCCTGTTTAAACATAATGCGCTTTGCGGTATTGAGAGATTTGACTGCGGGCAGAATTAACATGCCAGGACCGCGTCCATAAATTTCACCAGGGTACTGCTCATATCTCGTAGTCGGCATAGGGAACGTATTGTATCCCCCTTCCTTCACCAATTTCTGCCCTTCACTGGAAATATAATAAGAGCCAAACAGCATCCCTTTCATCCCAAGCCGAGCAGGATCATAG